TTGCACTTTTTAATGATAACGGTTCTGAAATACTGTGAATGCGTGCGGTGCGGCTCTGGGCTCTGGCACACGATCCCCCTCCCCCTTATCATGCATCCTCTGACGGCGATTCACAGCTGCTTAGCTTGTGAATGTGAATTGTGAACGCCTCGGGTGCTGCTGAGCATTAGGGACGCGGCGGCATTCTTGGGCGAAAAGAGCCCAGGTGGTCTCTACCGAAAGATCAACAATCAGGAACTTCCATTCGTCATCGTTGATGGCCAGCGAATGGTTGAGAGCGATGGGCTTAGGGAGCGTTGGGAGGCGACTAGGCGACGTGCGACCAATTCAAACAAGGCGCCCGCCCCCTCAGCCCGCGCAGACGCCATCCCCACGCCACAGGCATCCGTCCCCGCCACCCGTAAACGCACAGCACCTCCACCCGAGCCACCGGAAGAGCCCAGCGAGACGCCGGACTACAACGAAGAACGCGCTTGGCATGAGCGTGAGAAACGGCTGATTGCGGAGCTGGAGCGGCGGCAGAAAGCTGGTGAGCTGGTGTATAAGGCCGACGTGGAGCAGGCGCAGATGGCTGTAGCCCTGACCCTGAAGAACCAACTGGAGGCGCTGCCGAAGCAGATCAAACAGCAGCTGCCGCACCTGTCGATCAGCGATGAGGAGATGATCGAACGACTGGTGGCGAAGGTGCTCACCGCCGTGGCGGATTGGCGAATGGAGCAGGAGGAAGAGCAATGATCACGCGGGACGTGCCGGCGCTGGCAGCAGGCATCGCTGAGTGTTTCAGGCCCAGGCCGCTGCTCAGCGGCGTGGAGTATGCCGACGCCTACGGCCACGTGACGGGCAATGCGGCCAGCAAGGGCCCATGGATCACCCGGCCTTACCAGGCGTACTGGTTCTACGCCTTCGCCTCGCGGCGGGTGCCGATTTTCGTGTGTATGAAGTCCGCCCGTGTCGGCTGGTCTGAGTCGGTGAAGATCGGCGCAGTGCAGTATTACGCGCACTGGAAACCATCGAAGGTGATGGTGGTGCAGCCGATCGAGAAGGACGCGGAGGAATACAGCAAGGAAGACATCAGCGACCTGTTCGCCGATACGCCGTGCCTTGATGGGTTGCTGTCGGAGTCAAAGTCACGCGGCACGGCGACAAACACAATCTTGCTGAAGAAGCTCACGAATGGCGCGCTGATCGACATCGTGAATGCCAAGAGCGGCAAGTCGTTCCGGCGGAAGGAACGGCCGGTGGTGATCTTTGAGGAGCCATCTGCCTACGACCGGATCAACGAGGGCTGCCAGATCAAGCTGGGCATCCGCCGTACAGAGACCTCCTGGAATCCGAAGGTGATTATCGGCGGCACGCCGATTTTCCCGAACGACAAGACCCATCAGTGGTTCCTGCGTGGTGATCAGCAGTACCGCTACCTGCCGTGCCCGCACTGCAGCCACTACCAGCCGTTGCGGTGGGAGGCGATGGCAAAGGATGGCCCGAATGCTGGGACGTTTGAGTGTGAGAACTGCAAAGAGCCGATCCGTTACACGTCGTTGCGGGAGATGGACGCCAACGGCGGATGGGCCTGCCCGCTGGGCCTAGATCGCTCCCAGCAGGCGTTGACGGCTGATGGTGAGCCGGCAGTTGAAAGCCAGTACATCTGGGCCGCGTACAGCTATCACGCCGGGGCGGTGTGGTCGAAGCTGATTAGTGAGTATCAGGAAGCGCTGGAGGCGATGCGCCGGGGTGATACCGATTCGATGCAGACCTACCACAACACTGTGCTAGGTATCCCGTGGGAAGACAGCATCGCCGGCAAGCTCACGTGTGATGGCCTGGCGGAACGGCGCAAGAATATCGACGCGGGCAATGGTTACCCATTGGGCACGGTGCCTAACGGCGTGCTGATGGTGACGATCGGCGTTGACGTGCAGGGCGGCGGCGGATCAGTCGATGAACGAGTGGTGGTGACGGTGTGGGGTTGGGGCCGTGGTGAGGAGGGTTGGCATCTAGGCCACTGGGAGATTGAAGGCGACCCGCAGCAAAAGGAAACGCTGCAGCAGCTGGAGCAAATCGCCGCGACGAAATGGCGCCGTGATGATGGCGCCGAGGTGCCGGTGGCGATGGGCGCGATTGACGAAGGCGGCCACTCGACACAAGAAGTCAGGGACTGGTGCCGTAAGCAGGGCGGATTGTGGGTGCCGGTGCGCGGCAATGGTGCAAAGGGTCAGCCGTTGGTGGGTCGCGGCCGACCAGTGGACATCAACCGGAAAAATCAGGCAGTAGTGAAAAAAGGCTTGATGCTGTACTACGTGGGCTATGAAACGAGCGTTTCGCATTTGCAGGGCAGGCTAAGGAATGAGATCCCTGGTCCTGGGTATTTGCATCTAGGCGAGGCGTCTACAGATCAGTTTCTGGCGGAGTTGTTCCCGTGGAAGAGGATGCCAAAGAAAGGGAGCCGAGGGCGTGAGTATCACTGGGATCTGCCTACTGGGATGCGGGATGAAGGCGGCGACTGCACAAGGTATGCCTACGCGGCGTTGCAGCTGGTGAGCCGTAGATACAACCGCCAGACCATGTGGGACCAGCTGGAAGCGCAGCTGGCGGCGTCGATAGGCTCTAAAGAGAAGCCCGCGCCGCAAAAGGCCAGGCGTCGCAACTTCAGCTTGAGGTACTGAGGATTGAATGAACCCAGCTGATCTCTACCAAGGCGACCGGGTGAAATGGCTGGAGACCAATATTCCAGCTGAGGCTAGTGCCGTTAAGGTTTGGCTCCGCAGCACGACTGCTGGTGCTGGCTTGGAAATCAATGGCACTGCTGCTGATGGCGGCTGGGAGGTGGTGATCACTGAGCAGGCCACCGCAGCGATGGTGGTTGGTGCGTGGGAGCTGCAGATTGTCGCCACTGTTGACGGCGCTCCGGTGACGGTTAGGCGCGGCAGTTTGACAGTGCGTCGCGGGCTGGCGTTCACCGGTACGCCTGGGACTTTCGATGACCGGAGCCAGGCAGAGAAGGATCTGGCGGATGTGGAAGCCGCAATTCGAGCTCTCGCTACCGGGGCTCAGGAGTACCAGATCGGCAGCCTCGGCAACGGTGGCCGCAAAGTGCGCCGCGCCGACCTGTCCGAGCTGTTGAACCTTCGGGACCGGCTTGCTGCGCAGGTTGCGCAGGAGAAACGAGCTCAGGCCCTGGCCAGCGGCACAGCCACTAGCCGGAAAATCCGCGTTGCCTTCCGATGAGCATGTTCAGCCGAGCCCGGCGATTGATTGATCGGATTTGGCAGTCCGGCCCTGGCCCTCGCGGGAGGCGCTTGCGTGCGCATGGGTTATCGCAGCACCTGGGCGGTCGACTGCTGGGGGACATGCCAGCGGTCTACCTCGACCCGCAAGCGATGCTGCGCGGCGGGCTAAAGGAAATCCGGGCGAAGTCGCGCTATCAGGCGCTGCTGAATCCATACGCAAGGCGTGCAATTCGGAGCCTGCAGATCAACATCGTTGGCGCCCGCGGGGCGCAGATGCGTGGTCAGATTCCGTTGGGCGGCCGGAGCAATCCTGCTGCTGGGCGAGCTCGCGCAGAGTCTGCCCAGCAGATTGCGGCGTTGCTGTCCCGTGGCCGCACTGGCGCGGAGCTTGACGCCGCACTGGATCAACTGATCCTGGCGCAGGCTGCAATCGAGCGCGACGAAGAACGAAACCAGATCTTGGAAGCGAAGTGGCGGCAGTTTTGTAAGCCTGATAACTTCGACTTGTCTGGGCGTTACTCGTTCCATCAGTATGAGCTGATGATTGCCGGCGCCTTTGGCTCCCATGGTGGGGCAATGGTTCGGATCATCCGCGAATCAGCCACGGGAAACCCGAATGCTGAGCAGTTGTGCTTTGAGCTGCTGAGCACTGACCAGCTGGATGAGGATTACACGGGAATGTCTGACCGGCCAGGGCACTTCTGGCGGATGGGCGTTGAAACGAACGACCGCCGAGGGGGGCGGGTAACGCGCTATGCGGTGCTGCGCCGGCACCCTGGAAATATGGATCCTGGCGATCCGCGCAGTATGGAGCCAAAGCATATTTTTGTCGATGCGCGAGACCTGATCCATATTTTCATTCCAGAGGAGATCGGCCAGCTGCGCGAGATTCCGCATTTAGCGCCGGTGCTGACCACGATTCACAATCTGAACGAATACGAAAAGAGCCACTGGACCCGCAAAAGAATTGCCAACAACATCTTGGGATTTATCGAAAAGAAGCAACCGGAGGACGGAGATCCAAGTTCATCGCTTGTCGATGAAAAATCTCCAGATACCGGCGAAGTACTGTCAAATTCAGCTCCGGGTGAGTGGATTGAGCTGTTTCCTGATGAGCACCCGGTGCCGCCGCAGCTAGGCCCCGACGATGGCCAGTTTGAAACGGTGCTTAAAACGATGCTGCGCCGGTTTTCGACAGGATTTACGGCTAGCTATTCAGCGATCAGCGGCGATCACTCTGACGCAAACTACAGCTCCATGCGGGAAGAGAAGCTGGAGATTCGGGACTGGTATCGGGTTGTGCAGTCGATTTTTATACAGCAGTTTCACCAGCGAGTTTTTGAGGAATGGGTGAACTCTGCTACTCTGGCCGGCGTTCTACCAGTGGAACTGTTCGCCAACTACTGGAACGAACCGGAGCTTTACACAGCGCCACGGTGGCAGGCCAGAACGTGGAGCTGGGTGGACCCTGCCAAGGAGATGCGGGCCTATAAGGATGCTCAGGAGATGGGGCTGCAGAGCACTTCTGATCAGATGGCAGAGCTCTACGGCACGGATCTGGAGCATACGTGGGCTCAGATTGCGTACGAGGTGGCATTGCGCCGGAGGCTTGGATTGCCACAGCCGGCATCATCTCAAACAGCCATAGCGCCACAACCAGAGGCAATCCCTGAGGGTCCATAGCCTGAGGCTAGAAACTGCTCAGGTTGTATGTCTGGCGTGACGATCAAGGCTGCGGCTGAGGGCGCACCCCTAGAG